GTAGAACCAACAGAATTCAATTCCTTGCGGATGATTTTCTTTTCAACCGCAACAGGCGGCCATTCTTGCTCAAGGGTATTCGGGAAACGCTCAAGGAATGCTTCGTTCAAAACATTGGTGAACATATAACGACCATCATCAGAACCCTTACCCTTGGTGTTCGCAGTAGCGATGATGTTGAAACCAGGAGCAGGAGAAATCAATTCGCCTTTCTTTTTCAAAAGGAACGGCTTGCCTTCTAGAACACGCTGAAGGGTTGAAAGGTTCTGAGCACCGTAATCGATTTCATCAATACACAACACAGCACCTTCACGAGCAGCCGTGGTCACGGGACCATCACGCCATTGCATTTGGCCGTTAATCAGAACATAGTTACCAAGCAAATCACTTTCATCGGTTTCAGGTGTCATGGACACACAAATGAATTTGCGTTTTGCTTTGGCACAAGCTTGCTCGACACTCATGGTCTTGCCGTTGCCAGAATGACCAGTAATGAAAATCGGAAAGAATCGACCAGATTTGATTACAGAAAAAACATCATCAAAGTTGCCGAACGGAACATAGTTAGCATATTGCTTCGGCACCAGATCGGTTTCATCCAGATCCGTGGTGATGTTAGTGATCCGATCATCGGTCTTTTCTACTTTCTTAACCATTGGGATCACCTGTGCATTGTAAGCAGCAACGGTCGTGCCGGGAACTTTGTAGATACCACGGCGAACCTTGTTGCTGTCATCTTTTGTAAACCAGAAGGTTGTTGCCATGCCGATGTTTTCAGCAATTGCATCAATTTCCGCTTTGGTCACTTCGGTCTTACCGGTAGCGGCAAGGGACTCGAAAAACTTTTGCTTGAGTTCGAAACGCTTAGACATAATATAGAATCTCCATTCACACAATACACATATTATAAACAATCCATGTCAACAGTCAAGCCTGTTTGTTGCATGGAAACAACACACTTTAGACTGAAATTCCCTGAATAAACTTGCCGACCAACACTCGGTTGACAGCACGCTTCTTATTGAATTTCATAAAAGCATTCTTCAACTTGCCTGCGGTAACTTTGCCTTCAATTTCAATTTCTTCCTTTTCGGTTTTCAAATCATCACCACCTGCAACAATGTAAAATTCATCAAAGTTTCCACACTTGTTTGAAAGGAACTTATCAGCACGGAACTTCTTGACCAAAAGATCGACCGTTGACTTGTATTCACTCCAACTGGAACGCCTCAACTGATAAACATTACGACCATCTTCCATAACATAGTGATTACCAATCACCGCTTTGGCATTGTAAGTGGTTGGTGCAATATAGAAACCAAACACTTTTGAACCAGTTACCTTTTTGAACCAATTCAGAATGCCATCATAAACTTGATTGTCACGACTACTTTGAACATCCAACTTAAATTCAAACTTGTTAACACTATCACGGATAATATTTACATCACTATACTGATCGAAACCAACATTTTGCATCCTGGTATTGCCATTGTAATCTTCAATTCTCTTGACATAACTATTGGTTCGATCCGCATCACCATCGTGAATGATAACCAAATTGGTAATATCAAGATTATTCACTTTGCGAAATTCTTGCATAATTGGTGCGAGCGCAACAATTGCTTGGGTCAAAGGAGTATTGGACATTTCTTCGGATGGAGGACGGCACTTGTACCTGTTTTCATAAGAATTCTTCAGAGATATCATATTTGTGAGACACTTGGTGAATTCAACATTGGACATTTTTGAATTCAGATACTCACGCAAAAAAACTTGATTCAAAACAAGATTGTTTTCATTTTCTTCAAAACAAGGACGGTTAATTTCTTGAGAGGTTTGATTCGGAAAATCAATTTTGCGAGCAGTCACCGCATCACCGAAACCATAAACCACAAAAGGAATATTCACTTTGCGGCAGAACAAGGACAGAATCAAAATTTGTTCAATCGAACCTGCCATGTTACTTGACATAGAACCAGAACGATCAAGCAACAGAACCAAACCGTGACTTTTACCTTTTGGCATAGAGGTCACTTTGCGGAAAATGTTGTCATTGAATTTGTAGGTTGCAAGCTTGCCAATGTCAAGGTCACCAGTCTCCGAAATCTTAGACTTCGAATAGGCCTTAGCAGCCTTACGCATTTCAAATTCTTTTGCAAGCAGAGCAATGTAACGCTCATTCTTGGACTTGAATTCGTTTACAAGCGACATTCTTTCCGATTTGTCCATCAAAGGAAATTGATCATAGTATTCAGTAATCAATTGATGAACACGCTTGGCAGGCGTAACAATTCTCGAAAGCACAGGCTTCGGAATTTCTATGTAAACATAGTTTTTGCACTTATCATCAAGCAATGAAGTTTCACGCTCACGGTAGATATCGTCCGTTTCACAAGTGGGTGAATACTGATCCGTTGTAGAGGACTTCGAATCTTTTTGGCGATTGATACTGGACATTTCCGATTCATCACCATCACTATCGAATTCTTCATCCGAATCGGTGTCACCATCACCATCAGTATCTTCATCCTGAGATTTAGTTTCAAGGTCGCTTTCTTCATCACCACCTTGACCTTCTGTATCCGTTTCGGTCTTTTCGAATTCATCATCTTCGGATGAATCGGTTGAATCAAATGAATCGGATGAATCACCAAATTCATCACCTTCATCATTTTGATCAAACATTGGGAAATTATCAAAACTCTGGTCACGCAATTGTTGCTCGCCTTTAGAGTATTGATAAATTTCATCCGTCACACGGACAACATCATCCCAAGTTTCAAGGTCGATAACCTTTTGCAACAATTTTTGTTCTACAACCGAAAACTTAATTTCTTCAGCGGTATATTGCGATTTGGTGAAAATGTTCAATCGGTCGATAAAAGGCATATCGTTAATGTCACGATACCCAATGCCGAAGAAATCCTTTTCAAAAAGAATTTGATACGCCTTTGTGAAGGAAGAGCGGAGACCAGGATACTTACGCTTTACCTTTTTCTCAATACGAGCATCTTCAACCACATTCAGAAAAGACTTGTAGTTTTTGCCTTTGTTCGGATCGGTTGCAGCGCTGTGCCAACCTTCACTTGGTGTATACAGAGCGTGACCAACTTCATGGCCGCCGAGCAAATCATACAGAACACCATTCATATCTTTCCAGATAGGAAGATACAGAACACGATTCTTGGTGTCAAAACCTGCCGTTTGGATGTTGGCGTGTTGCACCGTGATATTCTCGGTTGCCATCAACTTGGCAAGCTGAGACTTTTGTTCTGACAAAACGGACATTTGTAATCCTATTCAACTGTTATACATCTATTGTAGATGCAATTCACGCAATTGTCAAGTGCCTGTTGTATAAAAACAACACTCGGATTTCATTGCCTGGTAACGATTGGAGCGGTTTACAGGAGTTAAACCTGTCTATCTACGGGGGTAGACTGTCTCGGACTCACCGCATTGATGTTATTATATATGAATCATCGACCAACTTGCGGCAAATATTTGTCTTTTGCCTGTTGCCAAGTGAGAATGGTCAAATCATCATAGAAAAGAGTTTCGGTAGACACACGATTCTTCTTGACCAATTGCTTGATACGAGGTTTGGCGTGTTTCTCTTTCCATAGATTACTTAGTGTTTCTGTAGAGTTATCGAACAACTTTGTGAGGTCATTTGCCTGACATTCGCCTCGGAGAAATTCTACACTTCTATCATAAAGAGGCGACCAATAAATTCCACGAGCATGGTCAGTCTTAATGATTTGTTTTGGAATGTCCAACTTACTGTATGTAAAAGCTAGAGAACGATTCTTATGGTCTCGCTTGTGCGGTTGCCCACTTTTCTTTTTTGCAACATACCATTCAAAATACTTGCGTGTATGGTTCTCTTTCAACCAATCTTGAATTGTATTTCTTGTTTCACGCAAAGGTTCAAACGAAACAGAACCTGCCGTGAATCCCATCTTTTGCCAATGATCTAGATTGTCATACTGTGAAAGACCATCTTGTTTGGTTCGACCATACAAAGATGTTGTAGTCACAGAAACAAGTTTATCACCATATAGTTTTTCCCACAAATCTTGAATCTCGGATGAAAGACACAAAAGTGCCAAGAGTTTACCACCGACATAATTGAAACCTAGTGGTTGTAGAGGCACGATTGTTGATCCAATCGCACTATGATTGATCATGTTGCCTTGTGTTTTCAATTCACGGGACCAACCAATGTGATTGTCTCTTGGTGTCAAATCAAGAAAGTCGGATGAAATACAAATCACACCAAGATACTTCTTTGTCACCTTATCACGAACAATAAAGTTTAGATTTCTGCCAATGTTTGAATTGTTCTTCATTGTGGAAGAAAATGTGCGAATACAGTTCCACAACTCAGGCAAGTCATCTGCCTTATTGCAGTAAACGAGTTCTGGCTGAAGTGACAAATATTCTTCAGGATTCTTTGGCAACCAAATGTTATTTTTAATTTCTTGAATTGCTCTGCGTTGTCCTTCATCTTCAAGAACACGCTTCTCGCCTTCCCACAAATCATTCACAATGATTGAAGGATACTTTTCTTGCACCTCACACCACTTCTGAAACAATGTGTATTCTCTCACATCCATTTGTGAGACATAGGTGAGTTCTTCGATTGTTTTTCTTTTCAACTCATCAGTATCAACATGAACGAAAGTTTCAGGCGGATTGGCTTCTTGCCATTTCCGCCATTGTGTTTCTACATCATCTTTAGGATCAAATTTGTAAGACATTATTTTAACAATTCATTCATTCGATGTTCAAACTTTTCGTAGTACCATGACTTCGGTTTCAATACATTATGATTATAATGTTGAAGAATTTGCGGATATCTTGTTTCAACTTCCGGGAGTTTTTCATACAATTCTTCAATCGTGTTCACTCTTTGCCATTGATCGGCAACAATCGTATTGTTTACATCATAGTCTTTCCAAACAAAAGGAAATATACCGCAAGCAATCGCTTCGTGATACCTACTTGTTGTTGCCGTTGGATCGAGCCAATTGAAACAAAGAGTAGACCTTCCTTCTGTTAGAAGTGGAAGCAGATTATACATTGAATCAATCTTTTTGTCAGGTTGAATTGATGCATATTTGCCTATAAAGTAGGACTTGATTTTGTTTTCTTTGCGAATCTTTTTGAAGATGATATGTCTCTCATCACCTGATTCCACATTGTCAATCAATTTTCTCTTATCACAACCCCAATAAATGAAGTCGTATTCTTTATTCTCAAACAACTTTACTGGTTTGTTCTCTATGATGAAATGATACTTCATACCA